CGGCGCTCCAACACCGATACAGGTGGTGCCTTTTTCCCAAAAGCCTTAGAAACCTTAGTTAGCACTTTCTTCACAACAGGCTTAATTACTTTCAACAAAAAAGGCGTAGCTAGACCTGCGGCAACGCCAACGCTTGCAGTAAGCGCAACAGCAGTCGCAGCCGGTAAAGACGGAACAGCGTTTATCATCTGTTCAGGCAACTTGATTGATTCATATAGGACGACGCATTTACCGTCCTGAATCTCATAGCCCTTAATTCTTTTTGACCCATTTTGGACAAGAACTCCGACCTCTTTGGCCCTCAGTGGGGGGCACCTAGGATCTTCGTCAATTGCCGCTTTCGGCTTGGGAAGATTCGGCGTAGCTGGCGTTGGCGCTTGTGGTGTCTCAGGCGTCGAAGTCTTTGGAGTCGGAGCGACTGGATCAAAAACTAGCTCCTCCGGCCTGTAGTCCATCGCATTGAAACTAGGCAGATCAATGATTGGAGTGCCAATGTTTACCGTTACTGGTGGAGCGGTTGGAATCGACATTGGAGCTGGTCCGTTCCAACTCCTAATCTCATTAATCCCAATCGTGCGAATCTCAGGCATTCCCCTGCATCTTTGCGATTAAACGATCCAAATACCAGCTGGCCTTGCCTGCGTCCTGGAGCGCATTCCCCTTGTGCCACATCCTGAGCAAATACTTCAGCGTTTGGCCAAGCAAATAACCGCTCACAACGTCATCAGCGTCATGAACAGCATCCTCAATTACCTCAATAACCTCAACGCGGCCTTGGTTGTAATGGTCTGGCGAATTGATCAGATCTGACATTAAAAAGGAAGAGCAGGACCGGTCTCAGTTGGCAACGCAGGCATCATCTCTTTGACTTGCCCAGGCATCGCATCTGTCACCGCTCCAGAAACTAACTCACCGACCAGAGCCTTAGCTTCATCTATTGCCTGTTGTTTCAGTTCTGGCAACTTGCTGAAAGCGTAGAAGCCAGTGCCGACCAACGCCCCACTCATCGCAAACGACAAGACGCTAATCACGTTGAAAATCTTCTGCATGAAAAAACCCCTAATAGTGTGAGGCTACTAGGGGAACTCTCCATCTAACCAAGAACGCCCGAACTTGGTCAGTCCGACTCTAGGTCAGAAGTTGACTTTGCCGCCAAGCTTCAGGCCATAGCCAGCGTCGATGTCTTCGTACTTAGCAAACGAAACCTCACCATAGACATCGATATTGTCCGCAACAGGAGCAGAAACGCCGGTCTTAGCAGAGAAGCCAAGTTCTGTTTCTTCGCCTTGTGGGCTTACCCAGCTAGGTCCACCCTGGATGTAAAACGAACCAGCCTCATAGCCAATGTGAGCATCCATAACGGATCCGCCAAAATCAGAGCCGCTCCAGGCTCCATTCCATTCTGGATTGACGTAGAAGCCGTCAGCTTTTGCAAGTGGAGCTACGGCAAGGGCGCAAACAAGAGCACCAGCAGCACAAGATAGAGATTTGATCATGAAACTAAGCAAAACCACTCAGAGCTTACTTGCCTTGCCCCCTAAGTGGCTTCCTCCTATGGGACGGTTTGGAATGCTTCCCATTACCTTGCCTGCTTTTCTTTGGCTTGCCCTTAACAAAATCGACCTCAGAAGCGCCGCTTGGTTTAGCCATCGGTGCTCATCGTATTGAAGTGCTTCTTCATTAGCCCTGTATAAAGACCATGCATCGGATGATCCTTATCATCACGACCTTCGTATTTATACAGAGCTTCGATCCAAGCCTGTCTGTTGCGCATGGATGGAACGTCTTCCGCTCCAGGCTTGCCGGGAATCATTGGGTCAGGTCGGTTCATTAGCTTCCGGCTGTAATTGCGTTGTTCAATGGAGCAAGGTCTTGTGTTGTCCAGTAGTCCTTGGCAACCATGATCTTAAGATGCTCAACGTTGCGTGAAACGGTGTCCGCTTGAGCAGCGTCACGAGATTCAAGCGCCATTAACTTATTGATTAAATTTACGCTGTCGAGAGCCGCAGAATAGTCCTGAGCAATTTCTTCGGCTGTAAGCGTTTCATCCAGCATTAAAAGTTTAGCGAGATAACGTGAGTCTATGCGCTTTTGAGCGCAGCAACTTCAGTTTTAAGTTCATTAACCATAGCAGTCAGTTCTTGCACCGCATTAACCAATACAGGGACAAGATGTTCACCTTTATATTTGAAACGGTCGGCGTCTTCGGTGTCGATAATAACCGGGTTCTTGCCTTCTAAAGCAAGGATGTCTTGCGCTTTGAAGCCGTAGCGCACATCACCCGTTGGTGTTTCAGTATTACGATCTACCTTGAATTGGTAAGCAGTAGGCTTGAGTTGATTAACAAAATCCAGGCCATAAGGCACTGGAGCAAAATTCATTTTATCGCGTGCATCTGATGTAACAGTCCAAGCAACTTGCACGTAAGCATTAGTAATGCCTGTATGCCCCATGACAAGGCGATTGTCTTCAGTTGTAGGAGCAAATACAGGGGCATCGGTTCCAGAAGCGTTTTTATAACCTATCCCAATATTGCCACTTCCAGTAGTATTTTCATAAAGGGCTTCGTACCCCAAGGCCGTATTGTATTGGCCAGTAGTGTTTAGCCTTAGAGCATTAGCACCAACAGAAGCGTTTCCCTGTCCGGTGGTAGTAGCGTAACCTGCTTGATAACCCAAGGATGTATTATTGCTTGCGGTTGTGCTTTGACGATGAGCCTTTTCGCCTATGGCCGTATTGTTGTTTCCGGTTGAATTGTAAGCAAGGGCTTGATACCCAACAGCTACTGACTTATCTCCGGTGGTCCTAAAGTAGCAGGATTGGTGTCCAATCGAAACATTGTTATATCCAGTGGTGTTAGCAAATAGGCTCTCTGCTCCTATTGCTAAATTAGCAGTGGCAGTAGTGTTCGCCTTAAGAGCTTGATAGCCAATAGCTACATTGTTATCCCCAGAAGTGTTTTCCTTGAGAGAATAATTTCCCACTGCCACGCATCTATCTGCTTGAGTAGCTTGTTCGAGAGCCCGAAAGCCGCCAGCAAAGTTATTGTTGCCAGTTGTGCGATTTATAAAAGCGTTATTTCCCACGACCGTATTAGTAAAGCTGCGCCCTGGGCCCATGCCAATAATTACATTGTCAATCTTTACGACTTCAGTGCCAACGCTTACAAATTGATTGCCGTTAGTATCTAAATTACCGCCAAGTTGTGGCGTAGTATCTTGAATAACACTGCCAACTTCAACAACAGACCCGTCATCTATTTTTGTAAATAGCCCGCCATCTGCTGTGTTGACAAGCAATTCAGCTGTTTCTGAGAAGTCACTAGCTGCGGGATCGCTAGTGCCTCTTTTATGCCGAATAGTGTTTGCCATAGTCTAAAAAGTTCCTCCATCAACAGTCGAAGCATTTGACAGGTAATCTGTCCCAGCTGTTGCAACACTAAAGGCGCTTGTACCGTTGCCTTTCAAGATTCCAGTAAGGGTTGTTGCGCCGGAACCTCCGTCACCAACCGCAAGCGTTCCAGTGATTGAACTCGCGCCAAGGTCAACAGCAAGTTCAGTTGACTCAATGACGCAACCACCATTTGCCTTCAAGTCAACGCTGACTTCAGAACCGCTTACATCAATTCCATTTCCGGCTGTAGGAGCAGCAGCCGCGGCAGCGATTGTAATTCCACCTGCGCTATTGGTAATCGTAATGTTTGAGCCAGCTGTCAACGTTGCTTTTGACAACGTGTTTCCAGTGGTATTACCAATCAATAACTGGCCATTGGTGTAACTGGTTTGGCCAGTACCACCTTTGTTTACAGCAATTGTTGTAGCTGACCATGTGCCAGCCGTCAACGTTCCAACAGAAGTCAAGCTAGAAGCGGTAACGCCGCTGCCAAGCGTTGTGGCATTCAAAACGCTTGTTCCGTTGATGTAATAAGCCTTTCCAGACGCAAGGTCAAGATGCTCGCTTGATGTCCAACTATCTGTTGCATTAAGCCAGCGAAATAACTTATCAGTTGCGCCTTTGAGACTGATACCGCCGCCGTCTGCTGTCGTGTCAGTTGGAGTGCTGACATTGCCCAATGTGATGTTCTTGTCCGTTACATCCAACTGCGTACTGTTAACGCTTGTGGTTACACCATTTACGGTCAAATCACCACTAACAACCAAGTTATTGCTGAAGGTTGTATTGCCTGAAAGCGTTGCTCCGCTTAGGTCAACCGTTCCAGTAAATGTCTTGTTACCACTTAAAGTCTGGTTGCCGGTAAGGGTTGCGAACGCACCAGAACCTGCGATGCTTATGACACTTGACGCAGCTCCTCCTCCTGCATCTCCAAAGCCGTAGCTGAGGATATTGTCAACCTCTGAGTAGGCCAACTCGCTTGGAGCCAAACTGCTTGGAGCGCCAGACGCACCACCGGCAGCACGCTTTTTGATCCTGATGGTGTTAGTCATGACTTAAAAGTTGCCTCCAAGGACAATTGTGCTGGTGGTCCAAGTTGCGTCGGCTTTGAACTCGCCAGCGGCGGAGTCGTAATACACCAGACTTTTATCAATCGTAGCTGAGGTGTTAATAGCTGTCCCACCTTCTGGCCCTTGCGGTCCTTGAATGCCTTGTATCCCTTGCGGCCCTGCTGTAGAGGCAGTGACCAAAGTCGTTACCGGAGTTTCGACAACCGTTTGGCCGCTGCTATCCGTAATAGTGACGGTGTTAGCTTGCGTGGTTACGTTGACTGTTGTCATGCCGTATAGCCTTGGGAAACAGTGATTTGCCCTTCTAGGTAGTAATCCTTCAGGCCACCAGAGCTTGTGACTAAAACGTCGTAATACAGAAGATCTGGAAACGTAGTGGTCTGCACGTCAGTAAGCGAAACGGTAACCTCGCCGTTTGCACGGTTTGGATAGGCAACCGCAAAGTCAGCGTATTTTGTAGTGCGCTCCTTGTTCCATGCTTGCGCCTCAACCGTTGCACCAGTCAAATTAATTGCTGCGCTGCTTCCGTCCTTAAGCTGCAAGACAAGCGAATAGTCCGCCCTGCGTTGGAGCGTAAAGTTATACGTGCCAGGAGAAACAGACATCAGCGATCCTCACTCGGCACATCCTAATCCCTTTCATCTTAGGCCCAAGGCGTGCCAGCGCCTACGGTTGGAGTGCGCTTTTCGGTCAGTTGACTATCCAATTTGCTTTGGATTTCAGCGATCTTCTCGTCGCCGCCAAGAGCAGAATGAAGCCAAGCGATGCAGTTTGCTTCAGTTACGCTGTCATAAGCGATCATAGTTTTAGCGTCTGGTGGTTCGAGGCCAATTGAGCCATACGCACCAACGGAATACACGCCATCATCAGTCACTGCTGTAACGGTGTAATGAAGCGTGCTAATCACTCCAGTTTCGAGAAGCCTGTCGCATTGACCGATTTCCCAGGTGTAGGTGTTTGCCATGAAAGAGAAGCGATAGGGTCAGTGTAACTTGTAAGCTCCGCTGTGATACGGGACGGGTTGCGGTTAACCAGCCTCAAGAGC